CGGGACATAGACAACTGCCCAGATTCCACAACTCCTCTCAGCGCTTGAGTGGCGCCCAAAACAACTTGATCAAGCTGCTGAGCGATATCTGCATTCATCTCCCGCAATACCGTCTCGTTCAAGAAGTATCTTGGATCGATTCTTTTTACATTTTTTCTGCGTGCCATAATTTATTCCTATTTGTTTAACGTGGGGGCTTTCACCCCCACAGATATTCAGCTACCTGCGCAGCATCGCCGAACTGGCTGGATCATCCATTTTTTCATGATTGCTCACCTCCTTTTTGGACCACCTTGATCCCAAAATCATTTACCATCATACCCAACAGATACGAAGTTCCAGCACTAATACATCCGCAAATCATAGCATTCACAAAAGTATAGTCAAAGTTAAATAGTTCCGTATGAGGACTTAGGCCCCAAAGAAACACTCCAACCCAGAATCCCATACATAAATGACAATGGAATAGTCTTCCTAACCCTCCCCACTTATCGCATGCTGGGCGGATTTTATTAAAGATTGATCCGTGTATAATAATGAAAGTCATGCCATACGCGGCAAGTATAAAATGTAGTAATTCCAATTTAATATCGATTTCTGAGGGGCGAGTAATAGTAACCGGGCCGCATCGATCCCTTTTGTGCATACTGGGGAACTTCGCCATATTCGGTAGAATCTCTGTCATCCGGATGGGTATACATATCCTCCAGCTCTTTTTCATACTGGTCCGCTAGTTGCTCATGATGACCTTCATAGTCTAAAAATTCTGCGATCACAAAAACAGCTGCCTGCAGGGGGTTAACCTCTTCATTAGAATAAACCTGGCCTTCAAGAGAGCGAAAGATGTTCCCCCCTTGAATAGAGGCTCGATCTAATACTCCCTTGTCGGCCAAAAGTTCGAGTAGTCGGTTCTGGTAATCATACACATCTTCCGTAGCCACCGTTTTAGGAAAGGTGACCACTTTCATTTCTTCGGGCATTACAGCAATATCGATCTTTGCGTGGTCCATAATTAAGAGCGCTCCATTAAGCCCTTTTCGAGCATTCAACTGGATTGTGGCTTGGGGGCCCCCGATTTTAATTTTAAGCATTTGTAGTTAACTCCTGCACCAATGCTTGCGTCGTGAGGACCTTCTCTAGATCCTCATCAGTAAATTCACGACGTCGGAATCCCTCCAAATAAGATACAACCTCCGTTACCTTTTGCGAAATAAGAGACTGGGTGTCGTCGGGAGGAGTGCTCAAGAGTCCTTTGAGACGCGACAACTCTTCGTTCAAATATAGACGTAACTCGAATCCATCGTCCGCAAAACTGGTAATATATCGATTTAATAATTCCTTTTGCTCTCCTAGAAGCTCGCCGTATTTGCTATTGAACTTTTTAATAAAAGAGTGGTAAGCTAAATTGTCGATAGGTTTCATAGAAGAATTGGAAGAACGATGCGGCGCATGGCTAATTTTATCTAAGAGTGCCTGTTCAAAAAGCACTCGTTTTTTCACCCCTACTTTAGAATTGAAAATAGCATTAACCGAGGCTAAAGATTTAAAATTGGGGATAAAGTTCTGCCAAGTCTCTTGCCCTAATTTTTTATTAATGGCAGCTATAAGGCGTGATTGGGCCCCGAAAACCGCTTTCTCGTCTAAACGCGTATAAGCTAATTTAGTTTCTTTTAAGAGCTTTTCGGCCACTGCTTCGTGAAGATTGTGCGTCTCCAACAGAATCCGATAGAGATTTAGTTCCTCTCCCAATACAGTATGAGGAGAGAAAAACTCTTTAAGAATTGAAAGTATATGTAATTTTCGTATTGAGTGCGGATCTATAATAGTTTTAGTAAACTCTTGAACTAAAGCCTCATAAATAAACGCTGTGTTTCTTTTTTTATTATGCTTCATCATCTTCCGCCTCTTTTTTCTCCAATTGCTCTACTAATTTCCGAACTTCCTTAGTGCTCTCCATCAGTCGGCTTTCACTATTGGTATAAATAGATTGCTTTTGCTCTTGGAGACCCACCAATGATTTGAAATCGGGCATTCCTAGGCGGCCGGGCGTTTGTGATCGGTACGTTCTCATCAAAGGAATCTCGGGAAGTGAACCATCGTCTTCCCGGCGACGTGGCCCTGATTGGCCCTTATTGCGTCGGTCACCACCTCGTTTGCGGACTGTTTTATACGAACTCTTCTTGTAGTGTCTTACGTCGTCATTTTCCTTCATATCTTCACGACGGCCCGGAGTAGCTAAAAGCGCAGAATCGGCACCTTCGCCTCCTGCTGCTTCGCCACCGCCTAATTCTTCGCCTCCTGCTGCTTCGCCACCGCCTAATTCGGCGCCCATGTCGCCGCCCATGTCGCCGCCCCCAAGATCACCCAGGCCACCTCCGCCGCCTGCGGCCTCTGCGGCGCCGGCTTCAGTAACAGCTTCCAGCGCTTGTTGATATTTACGGTCAAAGTAAGATTCGCGCTGGTTCCTAAGAAGCTCGTCGTCAGAAAGCCCCAGAATATGATGACCAATCCAGCGCTTGCTAAAGGCTCCCTCTGGAACGGCATTGGCGACGTCAAATTTAGTTTTTAGATATTCCAGCTGCTGGAGTTCTGCCAGGCGCGACGGATTGTTAAGGGTCAATTTAAAACTAATCAAATCATCGCCGCGAAATCCCAGCGTATAAAGGTGAACCACCGCAATCTTCTCCAGTTCAGATACTAAAGATCGCTGTAGGCGTTGAATTGTTCGTGCAAACCGGATATCCTTTTGGGCCAGAGTGGTCTTATCTTCCGTGTCTCCTTCTAGATTTGTTAAATAAGACTGGGGGACTTTAATTGCGGCGAACATTTTATCTCTTAAGTATTTAACATCTTCGATATCATCCAGCGACTTAGCACCTGGCAGTGAAATGATGTCGGAACCTACCCCTCCTCGCATCGGTATAAAATAGTCTTCTTCAAGTGAAAGAGGATTATAACGAAGGTCGACGCGTCCAGTAGTTGCGTCCACCAAGGAGTTTCTCTTCATTTCAGTCTTAACTTTTTCCATATACTGGGCGATGTCCTGTGGTGGGATGTTCCCTACATCAATCTTGAAGACGCGGCGTTCGGGCGCACGCACAACGCGGTAAGCAATCATCGCATCTTCCAGTAGGACAAGCTGTCTCCAAATTCGACGAGCAGGATCTAGAATCGAGGTCCCATAGGGAGCATGCCGATCGTTACCCAAAATACGGAAATGTGCAACCTGCCAATTTTCAAAAGTCATACCTGCGCCATTCCACTGGTATTGTACATAATTGGGATTTGTTGGGTCCATACCTTCGAGGCGTTCGATCTCATTATTGGGCATTCCAATAACAGACGTTACCCCAATCTTTTCGTCAATATCTAAATAAAGGAAAAAATCTCCATATTTACACATGGAGCGCGCCCACCCAAAAGCATTAAATTCTAAATTTAATACATCATAGAACAAGGATGTAAGGATTGTTTTAATTTCCAAATTCATGCAAGCGATATTTAAAAGCTCATCATACTCATTAGAAGTGGTCATCTCATCTGCATAGATATCCATAGCAGACGCAATCTCTGGCATATATTCCATCTGCTCAAAATCTATATAGCGCTCGGCCCGATTCTGATTTCGGAACGCCGCAGACGTCCACATGTTATAGTTCTGTGAAAGATTGGTATCGGCGCGCTTAAACTCTTGGCCGCTCATAGAGCGGAAGCGATAACGATACTTGTCTAAATCATTGCGTCTTTCTTGTCGTGCAATCTGGGTTCGATAGTCGACAATGGGACCCGACAAAAGTCTCGTCAGTCTCTTAAATAAAGGAGATGCTGGGTTTCGTGTGTTTCTCTCGTTATTGGCCATCTATGCTATCCCTTTATCAAGGCAAGATACATATCATTGTGCTCCTGCGCCTGCTGTGCCCTCTGAGATTCTTTGGTGACTTTGTGTCCTCGCATGCCGGGAATAGTCGTAGAAATCTTTGTGTCCGATAGAGAGATGGAAGACAAAAACTGTTTGCTGTACTCTATCCCCTTTTGACTTTCTACAATCACTGTATCTCTCACCCAACATCCAATCGCGAATGACATTACTAAGTCATCGTTATAACTTCTCATCGCCTGTGGTCTTCCATTGTGCCAAATGAATGTTTTCATCTCCGAAAGCAAACGACTAGAGTTAATTGTAATTAGTTTGTTTCTCATAAACTCTTCCATCTTGGCAACGATAAGGGGTCTCGTTTTTGAAGATGTCGTAAAACCAGGAATCACATTTGATTGCCATTGGGCTGTTGCTGGATCAACGTACTGGTGGTCTCCCTTGGTAGAATGGTATAGATTAGAATACCCTTTATCTAACAGTTTTTTAAGTACTGCATAGCCTATATTGTTATTTTCTATTACTAACATGGGATTTCCATACTCTCCAGCAACACCATAAAGGATGTCTGCAAAGTCATCCGGGGTGGGCTTCCCGATATATTCCGCAACCACTTCCATCGTTTCGAGTTCAAAGATGTGAAAAGCACTGTTGTCTTTGCCGTCACCTCTGGCGACGTCTGCCACAATAAGGTGAGGCTTTCCGGGATCATAGCGTTTCCAGATCCAATAGTTGCGGTCAAATCCGGTACGATATTCGGGCGCTTTGATTCGTTCCAAAAACCACTGAATGTCGTCTGGGTGGATTACTGTCTCTCCTGACACATTAAAGTTACACTCTAATTCTTGAGCAATCTGCCGCTTGGACATATTTTTGGTTTCTTTTTCAAACCAAGATTTATTGCGGTCTGGGTGAGCATCCCACATTAACTGAGTGGTATGAAACGCGTTAGTGCCCGCTTCTGCCTCTGCCCATGTCTGGTGGAACCAATTGCCTACCCCGTTGGGCGTGGAGAGGGCGATACAGCGACCCCCTGTTGATAAGGTGGGATACAGGGCTGTCCACAGATCTGCCAGTTTTTCAACGTGGGCGGCCTCGTCCACCACTAATAACGAGAGTGCCTCGGAGCGGCCGGCATCGCCGGAAGTGGAGGACCCTTTAATCTGGGAGCCGTTGGTCAGCTCGAAAGATGTACGATTGTCAACCGTAATCTCTGTTATTCTCATCCAGGCTGGGAGATTCTTAATAATGGCTTTTACTTTTTTAACCAAGTTAGTAGCCGTTTGAAGCTTTGTTGCGACGACCAAAATATTTTTATCGCGATAGAAAAGCATCAGCCACGCAATATACGCAGCCGTAATAGTAGAAATACCAAGTTGACGTGCCTTAAGAATTATGTTAAAGCGATAGTCTGTGAAATACTCCAATAAATCGTTTTGATAATCGTAGGCCTTAAACGGGATAAGACCTCGCTGCGGGTGGGAAATACGACAATAGCTCGTTGTAAAGTAGGCGGGATCTTTTCCCGCCTTAACGATCTCTTTTAGTATTTCTTGCTTTGTAAGGGTGCTCCCCATAACATTTGCTACTTCCCCTTGCGCGTATCATTAGAGGGACGCTTGTTCTTAGGACCTTGAGCCAGCCACTTCTTAACTGCATCATCTAGTCGCTCTTTGTCGGTTCCCTTATTAACTTCTACGACGTCGGTAAGTCCCCCAATACGATAGTCGCAGTGAGCCTGGACATCGGTACGGTAATTTGACATTCTTTGAACCAAAATATGATGATCACCTTCCAGTGTAAGAGTAAGAGCGTTGCCCGTGATAGCTTTATATTCTTTCTTTAAAAACTTAACCACCTCTTTCAATTGTCTGATAACATCGTCTTCAAATCCATTATCTTGCACTTCTTTGATGCGTGTCTCCGCCTGGTAGGTCAGACGCAGTAAGGGCCCATGAAACTTGACATTAAATCCGTCCATGACGCGCCGGTCATTAATATAGTGCCCATCTTCTCTCTTCAGGCCCGCGACTCGTGCTTTCCCATCTGCTTGAAGCGACTCTTCATGAGCGCCGTCCCAAGAAGCATTCGCGGCTGCCTGATTAATTCCTTGAATAATTTCGTATACAGTTGCCATTATTTTTTACTCTCCTCCATGGGTTCGCCAAAGTCTTCTAAAAGTCTTTCGATATGGCCCATTCTTGTCTGCAAAGTTTTTACCATTTTGGCCACGGTAGGTAGGTCGAGCAACTCGGGTGGTACTTCGTGAATCATATGCTCTGGATATCCTTCCGATATTTCTTCCGCAATGATTTTACGAAGTTGCTGTCTGCTTATTTTCATTTTGTGGTCTCCAACCAGTCGCCCATCTTTCTTCCCGCATATCGATATATTGTATATAGCACTCAAAGCAAGCTTCAAACTTATTCATATACAAATCATCTCGCGGATGAAAAGAATATTTTTCACAAATAGGACAAGTCCTATTATGATCTCTAGTAAGTAGTTTTTTGTTTATTAAAAATCCGTCTTGTTCTACTTTGTCTTGGGACTCAGATAATTTAGCGAACTTCTGTCGCTCTTCTACGGCCTGTTGAATGTACTCCTTTTCTTTGTCTTCAGACCAAAAACGTTGAGGGTTATTGATCGCTTCGTCGCCATACTTTTGTGAGATGGCGCGTTCTAGTTTGGCGATGTATTCTTGTTT